ATGGATGCGACGAGCAAAGAGGGACTGACGGCCTTGACCGCGCCGGTGGCGGCGCTGGTGGCGGCGCGCGCGCCGGAGATTGACATCGGGCGGGCGCTGATTGACCTGCGCGGGCGGGTAGATGGGCGATGGAAATCGGCGCTGCGGCTGATCTGGCCATGCATCGCTAATCCCGGGGCGCGGGCGCACGAGGCGATGGATGCCGCGCGGGCGGCGGCGAAGGCGGGACTCGCGGCGCGGGATCTCACCACAGAGCGCACAGAGAGCACAGAGACGAATCCGTTGAGAACCGTGCAGTCGCTGACGGAGCAGGAGCAGCGGCGGTACGGCCTGGTGGCGCCCTTGTTGGGAATGCGGGGCAGCGACCGGCGCGAGGCGGTCAACCAGATCGCCGCGGCGGAACAGGTGAACGCCGGCACGGTATATGTATGGCTCAAGCGGGCGCGCGATGGCGCCGCGGGACTCAAGCGCAAGCGCCGGACCGATGCCGGGAAATCGGCGCTGCCCGAAGGGGCGCGGCAGATGCTGCTGGCCCGCCGCCTGAATCCCCGGACGCGTGACGAGAACCTCGCGCTCTCGCTGCGTCTGGTCCGCGACCAATTCCCCGGCGCGAGCGAGGCGGCGTTACGGCACGTGGCGCGCTCGATCCCGGCGGCGGCCCGGCTCAGCCGCGAGGAATACGCCAAGCGGTTTTTGCCGACCGGCGAGTGGGTCGCGCCATATCCCAATCACTCCTGGAGCTTCGATTACACGATCGGCGATGTGAAATGCTGGGATGGCGACCCGCGGGTCAAGCCATACCGCCCGTGGGTGACGGCGATGATAGATGAGGCGACCGGGGCGCCGACAGCAATCCTCTATACCCGCGAGCACCCGGATCGGTATGCGCTGCGGTCGGTTCTGCTGATGGGGATACTGCCGAAGCGGATCGCGGCCTCCGACGAGACCGCGCCCCAGAGAGAATGGCCGCAGCATGGCCTGCCCGAGCGCCTGCACGGGGACAACGGGAAAATACAGCGGTCACTGTGGCTGGCGGATGTCTGCCGCCAGATCGGGATCGGCCTCGATGTGCAGATGGATCTCGCATTCTCCAATGCCTATGAATCCTGGCAAAACGGGCACATCGAGTCGTTCTGGTGCCATTTGCACCAGATGTTCGAGGCGCGGTTCGGCGAGATCGGGGCTTACTGCGGGCGCGACCCGGAGGCGCGCAAACGGAACGACGGCTACATCGGCGATTCCGGGCGCCTCAGCGATTGGAAGAAGCTGCCCACCTGCGCGGACATGAATCGCGGGGCGCAAGAGTGGATCTGCGCGGAGCTCCTGACGCGGATGCATTCGCGTTTGGGGATGTCGCGCAATGACGCTTGGCGGGCGACCGCCGAGGGGCACGTGAAGGTGCCGGACGAGCCGTGGCTGCGGCAGATACTGATGTTCAAGGAACGGAGGTTGGTGCGGCGCGCGCGGGTGGCGCTCAACGGATTCGCGTATTGGAGCGAGCGGCTCATTGACTACGAGGGCATCGAGGTCCCGGTGTGGTGGGATGCGGCGCATCTGGAGACCGTGCTTGTGCTGAATCCCGAGGGCAAGGAAATCTGTTGGGCCGAGGTCGAGCGTCCGCACGAATTGGGCGATCAGGAGAGCCTGGCCGATTATCGGCGCAAGCGGGCGGCGGCGACGCAACGGCGGCGGGAGTTCGCGGCGATGGCGGATGACGCCGGGGAGTTCCTGCCGGCGGCAAAGGTCGAGGATGTGATCGCGCGGCTGCGGGCGGGCGCGGTGGTCACGGGCAGGAGTGCCCGTGCTCCAGTCGCGGAGCCGGCGCCGCCGGCGGCGATCACCGTGTGGCCGCGGCCAATGGTCGAGCGCGCCGCGGATGAGGGCTTGGAATACCTGGCGCGGCGAGCGCGGGAGTTAACCACAGAGGGCACGGAGAGCACAGAGACGGATCCATTGCTGCTGCTCGCGCGCGGCGCCGCGGCACAGGCAGGAGTGCCTGTGCTCCATTCGGGCCTCACTTTCCACGGCATTGACATCGGGGCCGGCCAACATCAATCGCCCCCAGCGAGCGACCCAAGCGCGGACCAGGCCGGCCCCGATGATTCATGCGGGGATTCACAGGCAGGAGTGCCCCTCGACGCCGCTCGGGGCGGGCCTGTGGTCCAGGATTCGCACGGGGATTCACAGGCGGGAGTGCCCTTCGACGCCGCTCAGGGCGGGCCTGTGGTCCAGGATGACCCGGGTCTGCCTGAATCTTTCGGGCGCTGGGTGCGGGATCGCTACGGGAAATATGGGGATGCGCCGCGGCAGCCGGCGCAGATGCGCAAGGCCGCGCGGGAGCAACTTGAAGCGAACTACGCGTCCGCGGGCGCGCGACCGGCGGCGACAGGGAGAAAAAGACCATGAGCAAGTTCACCAAGTTTCTGAGGCGCGCATTCGGCGGCGCCAGCTATGAGCGAATCAAGGCCCTGCTGATCGCCGAAGCCAAACTCACAATGGAGCGCGAGTTGACCCCGGCGATCGAGGACCGATTGGTTCTCGCCGGCCTGCCCCGCGCGCAGGCTAAAGGATTGGCCCTGGCGATCATCGAGACGGTAATCGAGGCGCTCAAGCGCTGATCGGCGGCCGCCAAAGGCCACAGGAGGTCTGCGGTGAAGACGATCTCGTGGGACGGCATCGAGATTTACCCCATCAAGCCCTGGCAGGAATACCAGCGGCTACTGGCGGCGCTGGCGAGCCTGCGCAATGTGCGCGAGCGCCTGGCGCTGTTCATTGGCGAGCAGGGCGTCGGCAAGAGCCTGGGCGCGACCTACTTTGCCGAGCAGAACCGCCCGGCGGTATATATCGAGGCGCTGCCGGCGGCGGTTAATACCGAGTCGCGGCTGCTGCGGCAGATCGCCGGCGGGTGCGGCATGAATGACGCGGCGCCGAGCCGCTACGATCTACTCGTGCGCATCGAGGAGCATCTGCGGACCAGCGGCCAGGCGCTCATCATTGACAACGCCGAGCGGCTGCGGGCGTACCGCTACCTCGACCTCGTGCGGCACATCCACGACCACGCCGGGGCGCCGATCGCCTTCTGCGGCACGCCGAGCATCGAGGCGGCGTTTAGCGAGCACCGCGAGCTCGCGGGGCGGGTGGTGCTGCACCGGCAACTGCGGTTGGCGACGGCGGCCGAGATCCGCCCGGCGCTTGAGGAGTTCAGCGACGAGTTGGCGCAACGCGTCTGGGAGATCACGCGCGGGCGGATGCGCGAGGTCATGGGGCTGCGGTTCAACCTGCTGGCGCTGGCGGCCGAGAATAAGATCAAGCCGGGGACTATCGAACCGGAAATCGCGGACAAACTCAGGCAGCAGTTCATGCTGCGGGGGCGAGGGTGATGTGGCCCGGATGGCATTCGCGCTGATGCTGCTCGCGTTGGCGAGTCTGGCGGTGGGGATTATGCTTAACTTGGGCGTCGGTTTGCGCGGCCGTGATGAGCGCGAGGCGCGCCCGAAATGCCCGCGCTGCGGGCAGTATCTGCCGGCAAACGGAGGGCGACGATGACGGCGATTGGAATGGCGATCTGGGCGTATCTCTGCATCTGCGCGGCGCTCGATGGATTCGGAACGGCGCCGTGGCACTGGTCGTTGGTGATCTGCACCGGGGCCGCGGTCGTTCTGGCGCTGGCGCGGGAGGAGTTGCGCGGCCGGCGGATCGCCCGCCGCGCGCAGGAATCGAGGTCGCGGAATGCGCCGCGGGTGATCGGCGAAAGCGTGGCTTGGCGCGGGAGGGATCCGTGGGCGAATCGGTGAGACGGATTCTCTTTTGGATGATTTGGCGGGTTCCGCTCGGGCGGTTGGCACCCTATATCCTTGGCTTGGCCCTGGGCCGTTGGCCGCGAAGGATTCGATGACGACGACTTCCGCCAGGGCGCTCAATGATTAAAGGCCGCGGCGAAAACCATGATTCTTTTCAAGCCGGACAATGTGCGGGCGATCCTGAACGGTGACAAAACCGTTACCCGCCGGCGGTGGAAGCGCCCCCGAGCGTGCGTGGGTTCGATCCATCGCGCGCAGACGCAACTGTTTGGGGATGCGTTTGCTCGCCTGCGGATTACCTCTGTCTGCCGGGAAGAATATCCGGGTGCATCCGTAAGGCGGGGCCATGTGGCATTGATGTCCGAGGCGCTCAAAGAAGGTTTCATTTCCTGGGATACATTCATGCGTGTTTGGGCGGCGATGCATGGCACGGCGGCCATCACGGAGCCCTGCTGGCGGATCGAGTTTGAGTTGGCCCCATGACGACGACCTCCACCAGCGCCCCCACCCAGCGACAGATCGCGCGCCTGTACACGCTCGCCGGGCAAGCGGGGTTGGGGCACGATGAGGTCATCGGCCAGTTGCGCGCGGCCTATGGCATCGAGACCACGAAGCGATTGACGCTACTCCAGTATGAGGAGTTCTGCCTGTGGATCCAGGGGCGCATCGGCGCGCGGCGTATTGGCGATGGGAAAGCGCCGGCGCGCGAAGGCCAACTCTGGCGGCGCGCCCAGGTCGCCAACCTGCTCGACCAGGAATGGATCGGCCCGCCGCCGCTCGCGGCCGATCTGCGCGACCGGCTGATTGACGTGCTCGATGATTTCCGGCTCTACCGCTCGACCGGGCGCATCGGCACGAGCATTTTGCGCGCGACCATCCAGCAGATCGGGCGGCACCGGATCGAGATCGTCGCAGAGGCGTGCGAGATTTGGCTCGGCCACTACCGTGAGCGGAATGAGCAGTATTTCGCCGGCATCCTGCGCCGTCTCAAGCGCGAAAACAAGGGCAAGGCGAAGGACGATAAGAGGGCGGCGGCGATGGATGAGCACCGCCATGCGACGGAGCTTGAGCATTATGGCTGGAAGCCGGTTGGGCGGTTGCCGGACGGGCGGCGCGTTTTTCATTCCGACCGCACCGGGCGGCACTGTGTTATGCGCGGTGACGAGACCGCGGGGCTGACGCGCGAAGAAATCAAAGCGATTATCCGAGGCCCGGACCAATGACGCCGGAGGCGCATGAATGATTACCCGCGACGACGCGCAACGCGCCCTGGCGCAGATGCAGCAACCGTTGTCGCCGCACAACACTTTGGCGCTGACGCCCGGTGCATTCGAGATAATCGAGAACGCGGGAACGCTATTCATCCTCGCCGGCGGCGCGTATCTCAATCTGATCTCAATCTATTTCGCCGGCGCCGTCATCGGCCACCAACTCGCGCTGGCTCAGGCTCAGCGATTGGCCGGAGAAACCATCTCCGGCGACCCCGATGCAAAATCGGAGACAATGCCGAATGATGAGCGCGCAACCGAGCCGGGCTGAGCGCGTGCTCGATCTGCTGCGCGGGCATCTCGGCCCCGCCAACGCGATCACCGCGTCCGACATCGGCGACCGATTGTTTGGCGAGAAGGGACTCGACCGCCAGGTGCGGCTCATCATCGAGGAGTTGGTCAAGGGGGGGCACGGGGAGATTCTGGCGACGACCGGCGGCACCGCGTTTCCCGGCGCATCACCCGGCTATTTCTGGGCGGAAAATTGGCAGCAGGTGCAATCCTATTACGATGTGCTGGTCTCGCGCTTGGAGGAATTGCGGAAGCGCATGGATGCCGTATGGGCCGCGCGCCAGCGATTCCGTGATGTGCCGCCGGCGCAGGCGGCGCTAGATTTGGGCATCACGCCGCCAGCGATCGCCAAGCATCGTTGGGGGTTCGATCCGATCGGCAAAGCCCGCCGGTGATTTCACAGGCAGGAGTGCCTGTGCTCCATATCCTGAGAACTTGTTCCCCATAGCTTCGGCGACGGGGGACGGAAAGAGGCAACGAAATGGCACTCACGGCATTGCAGGAACGGAAGCTCGTCGGGGTTCTCAAAGAAGGCCTGAAGCTCACCGAAAAGCTCGCGGCGCTCGAGGCTCAACTCGACGGTCTGCGGCGCGAGGCGGCATCGGCGATGGATGACACATCCTTCATCGTGCAGGGCGTGGGCCGCATCACGCGCTCGCCGAATAGCCGCACGGTTGTTGATCGGAAGACGTTACTCAAGCGGCTGAGCGACATGGCCCAGAAGTTCTTCCTGAAGCCGACATACACCAAAGAAACCCTCGATGACGCCCTCGCCCAGGGCATCATTGACGGCGATCTCTACGGAAAGGTCGTCGAGATCAAGCAGGATGAGAAGCGGCCCTGGAAGGTTTCATTCGCGCCGGACCAGGGATAGCGCGTATCCGTGTTGCCCGATTCGGGGCCGGGCGAGCGGCTAATGCGTAGGGGACTGCGCGGGCCAAATCTGGGGCGACGGCTGCGAGGACCCCGGCCCCGATTGGACCAGAGATATGGAGCACGGGCTTAAGCCCGTGCCTCCACGGAATAAGCGATGCCGCGATGAATTGCCTGCGCTGCCATAAGCTGCGCGTCGGCGGGCAGCTCCACGACGAGCTCTACTGCACCGCAAACCGCCCACCAGTCCGCATGTTCATGGAGGACCTCGGCCGCGGCGATTGCGGGCACGCGCCCGAATCCAAACACCAACTCTGGACCAAGGCCGAGGATGTCTGGCTGCGGCTGAATTACCAGCGGCGCGGCGGCGTCGAATGCGCCGAGTTCCTCCAACGGTCGCTCCGCATGACCTGCCGCCGCGCGCGGGAATTGGGCTTGGGCAGATGGCGGCGCCGCCTATGGACTGGCGCCGAGACCGAATATCTGCGCGAGCATTGGCGCGGCGGTGGGGAGGCGCGGAAGCGCGATCTGGCAGCTGATCTGAATCGCACCCCCGGAGCCATCGGCGCGCAGGCGAGCAAGCTAGGAATCACGCGGCGCAAAAACAGGCGCTGGTCGCTGGCCGAGTTGCGCTATCTGCGCAATCATATCTGGCGCGAATCCCTGACTCTCATCGCCCGCGCCCTGGGGCGCACCCGGAGCGCCGTGCAGTTGGTGAAAAGGCGGAGAGGAATACCCGTCCGGCGCTTCTGGACGATGCGGCGCGTGATGGAGCTTTTCCGCACTCGGAATGACCATCTTTTCGCCGCCGCGATCGCATCGAAGCGGTTGCCGGCAGTCGCTCGCCGCGACGAGATCGGGCGCATCACGTGGCAGGTGCGGCCCAAGCATGTCATGGCGCTCGCGCTCCAATGCGCCCATGAATCGGCGGGTAATGGAAAGCGCGGGAGTTTGTGCTGGTTAACGATAGACCCCGCGCGGCTGGATGCGCTGCGGAACGAATGCGATGGCGCGGCCGGCGCCGAGGAGCTATTGGAACGCTTGCGGCATGTGGTTTGCATCCGCGTCCCAGGTGCGGTGATCAAGGAATCGTATTACATCGCCGAAAAGCTCCGGCTCGCCGGACACCAGGGATCCGTGCCGAGCGGGAAGGATTATCTCCTGACCGACGCCCCGCCCGATGCCATCGAGCGTCTGTTCATACCGAAACTTCGCGCGCGGATGCAGATCGCGCGGCACAATGGCTAGCCGGCTTTGCCGCCGCCATCACGGCCCCGGAAGGGGTGTTAGCGACCCATGACGCGCATCATCTTGGGCGAGGCGCGAGAGGCGCTCAAGACATGAGGTTCCGGCGCGGCATATGCTACGCGCCCGCGGCGCAAAGTGCGCGGCGCCTGGGACATGCTGCGCGCCGCCTAGAGCGCGAGCGCCAGCGCGCAGGGTTATTCGCCGGCGATGTGCACGAAACGCCCCATGGGCGGCTGGCCCGACTGGATGCCGCCCATTGCTCCTGCGTGCGGCGCCTACGCGAGGGCGACGCGGCTGCCTGGATGCGCGCGCGGTGTCTACTCGCGGCCATGCCGCAAGCGCAAGCCTCTGCTCTGCGGCGCGAGTGGAACGGCTCGCGCTGGCTCCCAGGTGGGCCGGAGTATCTGCTCGATCTCATTCGTAGTCGGCAGACGGTGAGAGCATGACGCGCATCATCTTGGGCGAGGCGCGAGAGCCCCCGATCGAGATCAAGGCCGAATACGTGGACATGATTCGCAAGCGTGTGGGAAAGGCGGGGGAAAATGTGGTATAATGGCGGCGGAAAAACCAGATAAGGCGCGCGAGATGACCGCAGCGGGACGGCCCCCGGGCAACCGGGGCCGCTGATCCAACTGCGGTTTTGGCTTTTCCGCACCCAACACGGGCAGGAGTGCCCGTGCTCCATAGACAGCAAAGATCGCAGCACCAGAGGCAACAAAAGATGCCGAACCTCGTCACGACCACGATTAGCCTTCCCCCGATCCGCCTCAGCTCGCGCTGCGCGATCTGCGGGATTTGGGAGACCAAGCCCGCCCTCTTCGACGAGATAAACGAGAAACTCCTCGGCGGGGTTGGACAAACGAAAATCGTCGCCTGGTTGCGCGCGAAGCACAAGTTCCGCACCAATCAGAACTCGCTGAGCCGCCACCTCAACCGCCACCTCATGCCCTACTTCGAGGACGCGCTGCTGATCGAGCGCACCGCGCTGGCAATCGCGCAGGCGACGGGGAGCCAAAGCACGATGTCCCTCGCGGGAGTGATCCTGCGCATCCTGGCATCGAAGATCCACGACGCCCTGGGCGGCCTCGATCTCAAACGGATCAAAAACCTCGATCCGCTGGACCTGATGAAGGCCGCGACCGCTCTCGCCTCGACCATCGCCTATGCCGACCGCGCCGCCTCCGATTCCGCGCTCAAGGCCGAGGAGTTGGAGCTGCGCAAGCTGCGCCTAGCGAAGAGCAAAGAGGAGCTGGCGGCGCTGGCCGTGGACTGGCTGCGCAAGCAGCTCGCCGGGCGGCCCGATCTCGTCGAGCACCTGCGCGCGCAACTGGCGCTGCCGGAACCCGAAATGGAGCACAGGCTTAAGCCTGTGCCTCCAGGGGAGGCTGAACGCAGGCTGAAGCCTGCGGCTCCAGGGAGAGAGGCGGGCGGGCTCAAGCCCGCCGCTCCAGGGAACGCGGGACACAGGGTTAAGCCTGTGGCTCCACGGGACACGGATGAATCCTGACATCGGTAAGCTGCTCGATGATCTCACTGCGCCCGGGATCGAGGCGCCGCTCGATTTTTTCGCGGCCCACATCCACCCGCGCCGCAAGCCGTGGTCGCTGGATCGCCACGAATACCTGCGGCAGATCGTCGAGGACCCCGCGCAGCACATCGTCATCGAGAAAGCCGCGCAGCTCGGCGCGAGCACGGTCATGCTCGGGCGCATGATCCTCGCCTGCCTTCACGCGCGCAAAGTCGGGTATTTCTTGGAGTCCCGGCCCTACATGACGACCTTCGTGCAGGATCGCTTCGACCCCTTGATCGCCGCCGATCGCGCGCTCGGCCGCGCGGTGGTCGAGGGCCAGCATGAGACGGAGGACATCGCCGGTCGCCGCAAGCGGGCCGATAACGTCCGCCTCAAACACATCGGCCCCGGCAGCGCGTACTTCTGCGTGACCCAGAAACGCTCGGACATCAAGTCGGTGGACCTCGACCTGGTGATCCTCGACGAGGTCGCCGAGCTCGATCCCGAGCTCGTGGATTGGGTGGATGATCGCCTGCTGCACAGCGATTACAAGCGGCGCTACGAGTTGTCGCAACCCGATGTGCCCAACTGGGGGATTGACGAGCGCTTCAGGGAATCCGATCAGAAGTATTGGGCGCTACGCTGCCCGCGCTGCCGGGTGCGCACTATCGTCGAGCTTGAGTTCCCCGCGTGCCTGGCATGGATGGAGGGCGCGCGACGCATCCCCGCCGGCGACTTCGTGCTCGATGACGGTTGCCGCGGCCTGAGCCCCGATCATTTCCGCATCGTCTGCCCGCGCTGCTTCGCGCGCCTCGATCCGTCAGCCGGCGAATGGGTCGCCCAAAATCCCGGCGCGCGGATCTCCGGGTATCATCTATCGCAGCTCTATGGCCCCGCAATTGACGCCCCCGCCATCGCCCGCAAGTGGATCGGCGCCCAGAAGCGCCCGTCGAAGATGGCCAATTTCTACATCTCCTATCTCGGCCTGCCCTATGCCGGCGACCGCCAGCCGCTGACCGAGGAATTGCTGACCAGCAAGTGCGGCGACTGGCGCATCTCGCCCACCGGCCAGGGCGAGAATCTGCCGACCGGCGTGGCGTTCGCGGGGATTGACGTGGGCGACATCTGCCACCTGGTCGTCGCGCGGCGCGGCGATGATGGGAAGTTCCGCGTGTTGTGGGCCGAGAAGACCGGCTCGTGGGCCCTGCTGGAGAAGCGCCTGCGGGATTATGACGTGCGCATGGCGGTCGTAGATGCCATGCCCTATAAGACTAGCGCCAAGGCATTAGTACGCAGTTTCAAGCGCGCGGCGATCTCCTATATGACCGGGCAGCAGACGCGTTATGCCATCGAGGACGGCGAGACGGATCCGGTGCACGTCATCAACTGCGACCGCACCGAGGCGAGCGACGCCCTGGTGGATGCAATCACCGCCGGCGACCTGCTGCTGCCGCGCGCGAGTGAGCCGGTAGTCCCTGAGATCAAGGCGCATCTGAAAAACCTCATCAAGGACAAGCGCGCGGACGGCACATTCGCGTACAAGCGCGGCCTCGACGACCATTATGCGCAGGCGCTGATTCGGATGTTGCTGGCGGCCGGCGGCAGCCGCGCGCTGGGCATCGGTGTCTGCCACCATCTGGGCGGCGCGGATAAATGGATCATCGGCAAAAGCTCGGCCCCGAGGAGATGGTAATGCGCATCGGCCCGCTGGATTTCAGCATCCATAGATTCGCGGAAAAGAAACCTCGGCCGCCCCTGGGCGAGACCGGCACCTCCGGCCTGAATATTTGGCGTGGGCTCGTCGCCGAGGAATATAATCCCGACCTGCGCGGCCCCGCGGCCTACGAGACCTATGACAAAATGCTGCGCGGGGACGGCCAGGTGCAGGCGGTCGAGCTGGCGATCTGGTTGCCGATCGGCGCCGCGGCGTGGAGCGTCGAGCCGGGCGACGACAGCGCCGCCTCGCGCGAAGCGGCCGATCTGATTTTGAGCAATCTGTTCGGCGGCATGACCATTTCCTTCGCCGAGGTCCTGCGCCACGCGCTGCTCGGCGCGCTGACCGGGGTCGCCCTGCTTGAGCATGTTTGGGAGATCCGCGACGGCCTCGCCGCCTGGCGCAAGCTCGCGCCGCGCGCACCGAAAAGCATCCGCCAATGGGACATGGACATCGGCGGCGGCGTACAGGGAGTGGTGCAATGGGCGCGCGATGAGGGCGGCGGGTTTCGGGATGTGCGGATCCCAATCGAGAAGCTGATTCGGTTAACCTGGCGCGGCGATTATGGCAACCCCGAGGGGCGCGCGTTGCTGCGGCCCGCATACAAGCATTGGTTCACCAAGGACTGGCTCTACAAGTTCGCCAACATCGCGGTCGAGCGCGGAGCCGTCGGCGTGCCCGTCGGCCATCTGCCCGAGGGCTACAGCAAAACCGACCAGGATGATTTCCTGGATCTGCTCAAGGATTGGAAAGCTTCTGAATCCTCGGCTTTCGCGCTTCCCCCCGGCTATACCATCGAGTTGTTGCAGATGCAGGTCCGCAGCCAGGGGTTCATGGCGCTGATCGAGCACCACGACGTTATGATCGCGCGCTCGGTGCTCGCGCAGTTTATCAACCTGGGGACTACCGCCAGCGGATCGCGGGCGCTCTCGGAGGGGCAGACTGGGTTTTTCATTCTCGCCCTCAATACCGTCGCCGATTGGTTTGCGGAGCACATCAACCGCTACGGCATCCCGCGCTGGTGCGCCTATAACTATCCGGGCCTCAAGGCGCTGCCGACGCTCGGCCATTCGAGCATCGGGACGGTGCTTGATCCGGGCGGCATCGCCAACGGTTTGGCGCAGCTCTGCGCGGGGCGGCTGCTGACCCCGGATGATGATCTCGAAAACGTGGTGCGCGGCTGGTTCGGGTTGCCCCCCCTGCCCGAGGAGCATACCCGAGCAACCGAGCAGCCAATAGAACGGCCGGTCGTCGCACATGGAGCACAGCCGCTCTCGGCTGTGGTCCGCGGCTCCACCCGCCGGTACGATCCCGAACCGCACTTGGCCGCCGGGCGGCAGATGGCCGCAGACGAGCAGCGCTTCGAGGCGGCAATGGCGGAGGTTGTGACCGACCAGGAGCAACGGCTGCTCGCCAAGCTGGAGCCAATTATCGCCGATTTCAAGGCGGCGCCGGATGAGGAGAAAGGACGGCAGATTTCGCGGATGCAGGCGGTGAATGTCCCGCTCGTCGCCAAATATGAAAATCTCCTGCGCGGTTGGCTATGGAGCCTATTCAGCGTCGCCCGCGAGCGCGCGGCCGCCGAGTTCGGCGCCAAGCCAGGGGCGGTCACGAGCGCGATGCGCCAATGGATCGCCGCCAAAGCCCAGGTGTTGGCGCAGGACCACAGCGAGAAGCTGCGGGCCCAGGTTCTCCATGAATTGCTCGATGTCATCCGCCAGGACCTTCCCACCGGCGACATCCTCAAGGTCCTGGGGCAGGCGGCGCGCGGGCGGGCGCGAGTGGATTTGACGGACGGTTTGCGCGAGGCCGGCGAGCAACTCATCGAGGTCATCAACAACGCCCTGATCGGCATTCAGACGCGCCCTGGAGCACAGGCGCTCCCGCCTGTGGATGTATGATGCTTTTTTTGCGCCAGGATGCCCCAGAATCGCTTGAGGGGTACGGAAGTACCAGTCGCGGCCTGAACGCCAGAATTGACCGCTATTGACCGGGGTCAGGAGCGAAACCGTGACGGCGTTGGAAGCCCTGAAACGCGAATCGCGCATGAGTTACCGGCAAATCGCCGATGAGTTGGGCTTGAGTAAGACCCATGTGCTGGGCCTCATTCGCGGGATTTATCCCTATCCGCAGGATGGCAATGTGCGGCGCATCCGCCGCCTGCTGATCGAGCGCGCGCGCCTCGAACGGTCATCCGATCCCGACTTCCTCGCCCAGATCCGCCAAGTCGCCGTGCCGTTCCTCCTGGAGCGCATCGTCCTGGAGCACAGGCACTCCTGTCTGTGTCTCCCGATGCCTGCCCATCCGCGTAAATCCGCGGCCAAGCTTCCCCTCCCACCCCTCCGGTCCCATCTGTGTGAATCTGTGCAATCTGTGGATGGCGTTCCCTCCCATGCCTGAAACCATTACCGAGCACCTACGCATGACCGCCACCGTCACCGTCCGCGCGCTCGACGCGCAGGCGCGCGAGGAATCGGCCGATCTGGCGCTGTGGCCCCTGGCGCAGCGCATTGCGATCCTCGATGAGCGCGTCTGCGAGCTCTGCGAGTACCTCGATGGGATGATCATGCGCCGCGACAGCCCGGATTTCGCGCAGTACGGTAAACCCGTACACATCAACGACCGCTGCCGCATCGCCTACATCGGAGCCGATGAAGTGGAGATTGACGAGCACGGCAGGCCGGTGCCCATGACCCCCGATTTCGTCGCCCCGCCGCTGGAATTGATCCGCAAGCACGGCCACTTCATCGCCGATCCCGATAGGTATGCGCCCCTGCGCATCCCCGCGCAGCCGGAGGGCCGCGATTTCGTCTTCAAGCGCGTCCGGGATCCGCGGTCGGGCGATCTGGTGTCCGTGATCGACTGGCGGACGCGGATGTACGAGATCCCGGGCCTGTTCCCCGAGACGATTCACATTCCCGCGCTGGTTCCCGTCGAATGAGCATTGACAATCGCGCTCCCTGTGGTATAATAACCGCGCAGTCAAATCAAATACTCGCGGCGCCGCCGGCTGAACGCCTGACCAGAGGGCCGAGCGGTAGTCTGATCTAAAAGCCGAGGAGATCCCGCCCGGGGCGTGGTGAGCATCGCCGCCCCGGAATCCGGGACAATCTCCGCGGCTTTTCGCATTTACTGGAGCGCCCCGATTGCTCGGGGCGAATAGAAGATGACCGAGCGCGAAATCGAACGCAGAGCCGGCTACGCCTTCAGCGACCTCAACCTCGCCGAGCCAGTCGCCGATCAGCCCTCCCAGCGCTGGCTGCAACTGGTGCCCATCGGCTCGTGGGAGCATTCGGATTACGGCCAGCTCGACATCACGCCCGAGCGCATCGCGCGCATGGCCGCAAATTATGCGGCCGGCCTCCCCGGCATTGATCTCCCGGTTGACATCGAGCACAACTGGGGCGAGGCGGTCGGCTGGATCCAAAACGTCGAGGCCCGCGCGGATGGCCTGTGGGGCCTGGTGGATTTCAATATCAAGGGACAGCAACTCCTCGCCGATCGCGCCTACCGCTACATCTCCCCCGAATGGTTCCCCGACTGGAAGGACTCGCGCGATGGGAAGCACTACGAGGACGTGGTGACGAGCATCGCGCTCACCAACCGCCCGTGGTTCAAGGATTTGCCGGCCATAGTCAACTCCGAATCCGAGCGCGGCCGCACCTACCTGGTGCCCGCCTATCGTTTCCGGTGGGAGAAGAAGGGTACGGAAATCTGGTATCGCGTGCGCGACCCCGGCGATTTCGATCCCGATACTTTCAGGTCCCTGGATATGCCCGGAGTCAAGGGCATTCGCATGGTCATGGGCCGCCTCAAGCCCGAGAATGCCCCCAAGGGCCACGACCCGAAAAGCCTGGTCATCCAGGCCCTGCGGTTCGATCTCGACGAATGGACAATGGACAAAGCGAAGGCTTGGGTCGCCAAGCACAAGGATAGGCTGAAAGCATCCGCCCCCGCGGATGAAATTAGTCGCGCCATCCGCGCGGCGGATAGAGGAGACAATCCCATGCCCGAAGTCCCGAATCCCGATGTCAAGCCCGACCCGGCGCCAAAGCCTGACCCCGGCGCCAGTTCGATCACCATGACCGAGTTCAATGCGGTGAAGGCGGAAGCGGCCGCAAGCAAGGCCGCCGCGGAAGCCGCGAACAAGGCGGCCGCCGACGCCAATGCCCGCCTCGATCGCGCGCAGCTGCATGAGCGCATCGCCGGCCTGCGCTTCGGCGAGAACAAGCAGCGCGTGCTCGCGCCGGCGATGGTCGAGCAGCTCACGGATACCGCCCTGCGGTTCGCCGCCGGCGATGAGCGCGAGAAGTTCCTGACCGGCATCGCGGGCCTGTCATTCGTCGAATTGGGCGAGCGCGGCGATGGCGGCCACGAGCCGACCGGCGACGCCATCCAGCGGTTTAGCGAGGCGGTCGCCGCGAAGATCAAGGCCGATCCGAAGCTCCAGTACGCCGATGCCATGCGCCTCGTCGCCGCCGAGAATCCGCAGCTCGACGCCGAGCGCGCTCGCGCGATCCGCGGCCAGCAGCCGGTGGTCCGCAGCGCCGCGAAGTAATGTAATGGAGCACGGGCGCTCCCGCCCGTGAATCTGGAGCGCGGGCGCTCCCGCCCATGAATGTGGAGCGTGGGCACTCCTGCCCGCGAATCTGGAGCGCGGGCACTCATGCCCGCAAATGTGGAGCGCGGGCACTCCTGCCCGTGAATGTGGAGCGTGGGCACTCCTGCCCGCGACTCCCGGCGAGAGAGAGGTTGAACCATGAAAAGAGGTTTGATGCCCCAGTCGCTGCTCGCGCTGCTCGCGGCGATCCTGGTGCTCACAATCGCGGCTGCCGGCGCTTCCGCGACGACGTATTACGACCTCAAGGTCACACGCTGGCTCAATGTCACCGGCACCGCAGCGCTGATGCGAACCAACGGCGTCGCCGCCGGCGGGCGCGGCCTTTACGTCGAGATCGAGCAGAACGCGACCGCACTGACCGGTACCCTCAACGGCCTGGTGGTCAGCATTACCAATGGCCCCACCGCCGCCCCCGGTGGCACGGTGCGGGGCCTCGAAGTCAAGGCTCGTGCAGCGACCGTTGATGGCACCGGCAACACCATCGGCATGTTGACCGGCGCCACCATCAGTGCCGATCCAAAAGGCAAAGCCGCGACAACGCTGCGCGGCTTCGAGGTCATACTCAGCGGCGATGCAGCCGCAACCTCCACGACCGCCCAGGGCGTGCTGATTACCAATGAGTCAAGTGGGACGCAAACCAACAGCTACGCGATTGACATCAACAGCGGCACCGCGACCGGCCACAAGGCCTTTACCTATGACGTGCAGTTTCAGAAGGGCGTGAAGATGAACAACGGCACGAGCGGTGTCTTGGGAGTCTCCGCCGCTTCGGTTCAGGTTGATTCCCAACCCGTCGTGCTCAATACGCGCCACCGGGTTACGACCGCCGAGGCCAACGCCGGACACAGCCTGCTCCCCGCCATCGCGGGCCGCACCTACCGCGTTGTGCAATGCAAGATGATCGCGTATGGCGGCGCCGCCGCGACCTGCACGACCGTTGACATCCTGGGCACCCAGGGCACCTCAAGCGTCAAGCTCTGCGCCTTCGCGCAGGCGAGCCTAGCGCAGTCGGCCGTTCTGACAATGGGCGGCACCGGCGCCGCGGTGCTTGCGGACGGCGCGAGCTACGGGGCATGTGACGCGAACACCGCGATCACCATCGGCGTCACCACCAACAACCTGGCGACTGCGACCGGCGTTGACGTGATCCTGGACTACACGATCGAATAGCCAAAGGCTGAATGATGAGACGGGATTCCATAGCCCCAAGGCTCCGCGTGGCAGCGGGAGTGGCTTCGCTGCTGACGTTGGCGGTCGGCATCGCGTGGGCGACTACGATCTACAACCTGCGCGTGACCAAGACCGCCACCATCACCTGCCCCTTTCAGCCGACGCGGGTGGCGATGTTGATGTATTCCAACACCAGCGAGTGGACGCTCACCAGCGCCAATTATGGCCGCGTTTACGATTGCCCGGGCCTCGCGGGGCAGGCGATCACCCTGCCCGCGAATGGCGCGGCCAGCGGGTCGTGGATGATGTTCCTGGGCACCGGCAGCGACGCCTATGCCCCGGTCTTCAACGCCGCGACCGCCGACACATTGATCGGCCCCAATGATGCGGGGCTTGACAGCGTTACGTATGCCAGCGGGCACCGCATTGGCTTGTGCCTGATGCTGATCAGCAACGGCACCTGCTGGACCGCGATCAACGTCGGCTCGACCACGATGACGGGTTCCAGTTAAGTTTGATTCCATCGGGTCGCGCCCGACCGGGCGCCCCGAGAAAGGCGAAACAAATGAGTCAGAGCAGAGCGATTCTCGCGCTGACGTGGCCCGCCGGAGCTGATCTGTCCGGCAGCCGGGGCTGCGCGGTTAAACTCGATGCCGGGACCGTGATCATCGCCGAAGACGACGAGTTCGGGATCGGCGTCCTCGACAACGCCCCGACCGAGGGCCAGCCGGCGCGCGTCGTGCTTCTGGGCACCGCCAAGGTCCGCGCCGAAAGCTCATTCTCAGTGGGCGACGCTCTCTCGATCGGCGATGATGACGGTAAGTTCGACACCACGGGCGCCGCGGAACATGTGATGGCAATCGCCATCGAGGCCGCGGGCGCCGAGGACGATCTCGTCGAGGCGTTGCTGGTCCATTACTTCTCCAAGGCGGCCTAGTGGAGCGCGGGCACTTCTGCCCGCGAATGTGGAGCACGGGCGCTCCCGCCCGCGAATCCGAATCCGATTTTGATTGACGGCAGAAAGCGAAACACGAAATGCCTGAGCCAGGCGAACTTTACCTCGATCTCGATCTGACGAACGTCAGCATCGGGTATCGCAACCCCGGCTATGTGGCCGAGGGGCTGCTGCCGATCATCGGCGCCCGCGCGAAGTTCGGGAAATACCCGATCTTCGGGTTCGAGCGATTTGGGATTCCGCGCACACTGCGCGCCCCGCGCACCGCGTCCGAGCGTATTGATTGGACGCTGACTCGCGGCGTCTTCGAGTGCGATGAGCACTCGCTGGAGATGGCGCTCGATGACCAGGAACGGGATCAGCAGGGCTCCATCAATGCCGAGACGACCACGGTCGGCACCCTGACCGACAACCTCCTGCTTGCGCGCGAGAAGCGCGTCGCCGACCTGGTGACTGATGACTCGATCATCACCCAGGGCACCACTCTCGTCGGCGCCGACCAGTGGAATGACGTCGCCGGCACCTCGACTCCGGTCGAGAACATCCAGGCCGCGCACCAGACCATCCTGGAGGCGACCGGCCTGCGGGGCAACACGCTGCTCATTCCTGGGCCGGTCTTCAATGCGCTCGAAACGCACCCCCAGATCCGCGACTATCTGAGTTTCACCGGCACGGGCGGCACCGATGCCCGGCTGGTGACGCCGCAGATTCTCGCGGTCATCTTCCGCGTGCAGACGGTCCTGATCGCGGACACGCTTTACAATGCGGCCAATGAGAACCAGGCCGCGGACCTCGACCCGATCTGGGGCGATAACGTGATTCTCGCGCACGTGGTCGCGGGCCCGGCGCTCGAAGTCCCGCGCCTCGGCGCGACCATCAACTGGGAGCAGCGCGGAGTGCCGCGCACCATTGACCGCTACCGCGAGGCGCAGATCAAGTCGGATGTCTTCGTCTGCGCCGAGCATGTAGATGAGGTCATCATGTGCGCGGCCGCCGGCTATCTGATCCAGGATGTGCTGGGCTAAAGAGATGGAGCACAGCCGCTCTCGGCTGTGTATTACAGAGGGCGAGTGGTGCGCCGTCACACCGTCTTCACCGCTCCCACATGCGGCGGCTTAAAAACCGCCGCATTGGGGAACCGTGAATCCGAACCTGGAATACAGGCACTCCTGCCCATGAATCGCAATGGCCGCCACCTACCATACGATTGAGAATATCCAGGCGCTGCTGACCTCCGCGCAGATTATCATCAGCGATGACAGCGACCCGGACGAGACCACCATCGGGGGCTGGATGGATGAGACCGAGGCCAAGGTTGAGGCGGCGCTCAAGGATCGTTACACGCTCCCGCCGACGGGCAGCAAGGCGCTGCTGATGCTCGCCGAGATATGCGCGAAGTTCACCGCCGCCCGCGTCTGGAATGCCGTCTTCGGCGGGCAGACGGAACCCGGCCAGCGCACCTATGGCGAGTTGCTCTATCGGCAGGCCCAGGATTTGCTGAATGCGCTCGCCGCCGGTGACATCGCGTTTCCCGACGAGGAGCCGCTCATAGATCCGGCCATCGGCCCCGGCTCGCCCGCCGCGGTCGGCATGGATCGGGATTCGGTTTTCACGATGGAGGATGTTTTCTAGTGCCGGATGCGCAGATCGAGTTCGCGGTAGAGATCTCCGGCGAGGTGCAGCTCCATCGTCTCGTTGATGGGCGCATCGGCGCAGTCCAGGATTTCCGCCCATTCTTCGACCGGGTGTCCAGCGACTTCTACGCTTTCGAGTCAAACGTCTTCGCCGCCGGCGGCGCCGCCGAGGGCCTCCCGGCCTGGCCCGCCCTGACCGAGCGTTATGCCCGCTGGAAGGCGCGCAAGTTTCCCGGCGCCGGGGTTCTGATTCAGACGGGCGCCCTGCGCAATGCGCTGACCGATCCCAAGGCGCCAGGCGCCATTTATGAGATTTCCAGCGAGGAGTTACGCATGGGCGCCGCCCGCATGACGCCCGACGGGAAATGGGATCTCGGCCTCATTCATCAGCGGGGCCGCGCCGATGGTTCCATGCCCGCCCGCCCGCCGCTGCGCCTCAGCCGCGAGCGCCGCACGCGCTGGATGGGGTTCCTGGCGGATCATATCTCCGGCGAATCATAATGCCCACTGCCACCGAAAACCTGGTTGACGCCCTGATCCTCGGCCTGCTCGCCGTAATCCCAAATATGGCCGAGGCTGCGGGGCTCGCCGCGCCGACCGACATCGCGTATGGCGAGCCGGAGCTCACTCCCACCGCTCGCTGCCCCTACATCGCCATTGACCTGGGCGAATATAGGCAGAAGGAACTCTCCATCGGCGGGGGCATTCAGCGCGACCCGAAGCTCGCGATCTACGCTTTCATCGCCGGCTCGGACAGTGAAACCGTCGCGCGCCAGATCCACCGCTGGGGCGATATTCTGTGCACCGCGGTTGAGGGGCTCAGGCTCGCCGACATCTCCCCGCTCATGGTCGCCACCGTTGATTTTTCGCCCAACTTCCGTCTGCGCGGCGGCAGTGCGCTCTTCCGCGCGGTCGCCGTCGAATGCAGCGGACAAATCTATCGCGCCCATGCCTCCGGGCCGTAATGTAGGGGCGCGGCACGCCGCGCCCAAAGGAGATCAAAATGCCCGCTCATGGATTTCTAGGAAACGTCCGCTACGGCGTCGAGGGAACGCCCGGCAGCCGCGTGCTTGAACCAGCCCTGGTGGACATGCCCGATTGGGTGCGCAGCGCCCGCCGCAATGCCGCGCGCGTCACCAACGAGACCACCGGCGTCGGCTCGCGCGATTCCCAGGGCCAGAACCTGCTCATGCGGCAGCCGGAGCTGGAGGTCGAGCTCGATGTCGCCGATCCGACGTTCCTGGCGCTCTGCCTCGCCACCGCCGGCGTCCTGCCGTCGCTCACATTCGAGGTCTCGCGCCTCCAGGCCGGCGCCACGCTTGCGGAAATCTGGGTGGGTTGCCTGTGCAATTCGCTGCGGATTACCGGCGCCCAGCGCGAGCCGCTCCGCGCCACCGCCCAATTCTGGCCGCTCACGGAAGAGTCCGATACCGGCCATGCCTGGGCCGCCCCGGCAGCGCGCCCATTCGGTTTCATCGAGGGGATCATCTCCAGCGGCGGCGAGGTCATCGGATTCGACATTGACCTCGACCAGGGCCTGATCCGCGATCAGTATATCTCGGTCGCGCCGCCCGCCGATCCCTATGCGCCCAGCTACGTGCTCGTCGGACGCCAGAGCCTCACCGCGCGCATCCGCAGCGCCTCGATCTATGACATCACCGAAACCGAGAATGTCATTGACGTGACGCTCGTCTTCGACAATGGGATCAACACCCTGACCATCGCCCTCACCGATGGCATCTACCAGGGCCAGGAAGGCAACATGCCCGCCGATGCCATCCAGGAGTTCGGCATCCCGATCAAGTTCGCCGCTATCGGCATCAGCAACGGCGCGTAATCGGCGATCTAACCACGGAAAGCACGGAGAACACGGAGATCGGATTTCCCCCTCTGTGCCCTCTGTGTTCTCTGTGGTAAAAACCAAACCACACGGTAGGAGTGACGGCAATGAATCGCAGCGAAAAGCGCGCAGCTCAGCGCCTCAAGGTCTCCAAGTACGCGCAATGGATTGCTCTCCCCCAATTCCCCGATGAGAAGATCCTGGTGCGGCCCATCACCATGTACGATCTGCTCCAGCTCCAAAAGATCGAGCGCGATGAGCAGAACCTGTGGCTGCTGGTCGAGCCCCTGATCGCCGACTGGACCTTCACCGACGACGACGGCGAGAAGTTGCCGCTGGCCGAGGATGCGATCCGCAACGAGATTCCGATTGCGATCATCGGCGCCGCCATCGCCGCCGCGATGGCCCACGTCAGCGGCGAGGGCCGGCTCCCTTTCGTCGGGACATCATCGTCAGCGCCATCACCGGAGAGCCATGCGAAACCCGATTAGCCGAGGACCCGCTCCTCGACCAATTGCTGCGCGAGTTCGCCATCGCCCAGGAGTTTCATTGGACCCTGCGCGAGATTCGCGCGATGGAGGGATACCCGCATCCCGATCTGATCACGGCCGAGGAATGGCTGCTGTGGCTGGAGATTTCGCGGCTGGTTGCGGCGCATCGCGCCGACCAGATCCGCCGCCACTGATCTAACATGCCCGAAGAAACCCTCGATATAGTAGTCCGCGCGAAAGACCAAGCGTCCGCCGCCCTGCAAAATGTCCAGCAGGGCATCCAGGGCGTCAAGCAGGCGGCGGTCAGCGCCACCGATGCCGTCCGCGCGCAGCAAATCAAAACCCTCCAGGGCGCCCTCGCCGATCCCACGGGTTTGAGCCGGAAAACGCGGCAGATGGCCGAGGAAACGCTCCACCACCTCGGCGCTCTCGTGCCCAAGGCACTCCCCGCGCCTAAAATCCCGGCGATCAAAATGCCGGTGTTGCCGCCACTCAAGCCGCCCGAGTTCAAGCCTCCCACCATCAGGGCGCCGCGCATCCAGCCGCTCGATATGCGGCCCGTCACCCAGCCCTTGGCAAACTTCCAGCCTCACGTCGCCCGCATTAATCTCCTCGGCGCCGGCATCCTCGCCCTGCAAGGCCCGCTGGGCGTGGTGGCGGGCTTGTTTCAGGGCTTGGGATCGGTCGCCGGGAATGTCCTCCGTTCCATCATCTCGGGCGTCATGAGGCTCGCCCAGGCGATTCTGTCGCTGGCCCTCGACGCCCTGCATAAGCTGACCCTCGCCTTTGGCGCGGCCGCCGCGGCCGCCGCCGCCCTCGTCGCGGTCGTCCTTAAGCTCGGCTTCTCTTACATTGGCTTCGCCAATGAGCAAAAAAATGCCCTGACGGTCATGCTCGGTTCCCGCCGCGCCGCCGAGGGTCTTTATAACTGGATGGAAAAGCTAGCGGGATCCCTGCGCATTGACCCCAGGCCGCTGATTGAGGCCGGTCGGAAAATGGTCGCCTTCGGCATCAATGTCAAACAAACCCTGCCCTGGGCCCTCGATCTCGCCGCCGCCATGAAGGAGCCGATCGCAGGAGTCGCGGAGATGCTCGGGCGGGTCGAGATGGAGCAGGCGCTGATGCGCAGCCTCGCCGGCATGGGCATCGGCAAAAAGCGCCTGATGGAGGTCGGCGTCCAATTCAAGGGCGAGCAGATCGTCAACCGCGCGCAACTCATGGCGGGCCTCAAAGCCATCGTCACCCGCGATTTCCCCAACATGGCCGCGCAGGGACGGAGCGAATTGGCGCGGATTTGGCAGCAGATCAAAACCAACATCACCGAGGCCGCCGCCGAGATTTCCGCCGGCCCTTATCGCGTCCTTCAGGGCGCCGGCGATAAACTCCTCACCAGTTGGGAAAACCTGCGGAAGTCCGACGCCTGGACTCGCATCAAAGACCGCGCCGGCGGCGCGCTCGCCTGGATCGCGCAACAGATCACCGCCCTGATCGGCGGCGCGCCGCAGCTCCTCTCCTGGTTCGCGCGGATATTCGATGCCGCGCCCATCGAGGAGTTTTTGGGGATGATCAAGGGCGTCGCCGATTTCCTGCGCGGCGAGCTGCCCAAGGCCGCCCAGCGCGCGGGGGCGATCATCAGCGGCCACATGCGCGCCTCGGGCATTGATACGAGCAATGTTTGGCAGGCCGTGGGGACCTTCATCGTCAAGGCCATCGCCGGGGCCGAAGCCGGGCTCTTCGCATTCGCCGAGGAATGGCCCAAGGTCTTCGCGTGGATCAAACGCATCGCCAGTGATTTCGTGGCCAGCCTGCGCGCAACATTTGATACCCTGCTCATCTTCTTCGATGACCTCGGCAGCTCCATCGCCGAGATCCATGCCCTCATTCTCCGCATCGCCGGCGCCATCAACATCACGAGCACGGCCGCGATCGCTCTTTATAAAATTAGGAACCCGCTACAATTCGGTGGGGTTCGCGTCTTCAAGGAAGTCACCGCTGATATTAGGGAGGCGATCGCCACCAATGCGCGCTGGACAAAAGAGGCCGGCGCGCTCTGGCGCGGCGGGTACAAAGAGCGGCGGCGAATGGAGCAGCGCCCGCCCGCCGAGAAGGCTTATGAGGAATATGTCGCCCGCCCGCAATACGACGCCCGCCGCGCCGAGCAGCTCTATCAGGCGATGATCCGCGAATCCAAGGCCAAACGGAAGGACGACGAGGGCATCGCTCCCTGGACTGCCGTCACCACCACCGTTGCCGCCGCGGTCGCGGCATTCAAGGCCACCAAGTTCGTCATGCCGCGCGTCCAACTGCCCCCGCCCATCCAGCCCGAGCGGATCGAGGATGCCGCACGCGGCGGCACCCACACCGGCGTCGTCGAGGGTATGGCCTCCATCGCCGACGATTTTGTGACCAAGGTTTGGGGCGCGAGCGCCGAAATGCTCAAACGGGCCGGCGTCAGCCCCATGTGGCTCGAATCTATCGGCGTCCATACTGGAGCACGGGCACTCCTGCCCGCGCCCGCCGCCCTCCCTGGAGCACAGCCCGCAACTGGAGCACAGGCACTCATGCCTGTGGGCGCCAAGAAGGCCGAGGCCCTCCCTGGAGCACAGGCACTCCTGCCTGTGGGTGGGGTCCCTCCCGCCGAGCCCCCATCTTTCGCCGAGCGCATCTGGCGCGGCATGAGTACCATGTTCCCCGCCGCCCCGCGCCTCGCCCCCGCCGCCGCCGGCGCCGGACCACCGATCCACGTCAACCTCGGCGGCCTCACCGTCAATTCCCAGGCCGATCTCGCGGGCGCCCTCAAATCTCCCGCCGCCAAGCGCGACTTCGAGCGCGCCCTCGAAAGTTTCCTCGGCGACTGGCTGCGGAGATATCGCTAGTGGCGCTGCCCACCTATCGCCGCTTCCACGCCTACCAATCCGGCCGCCAACCGCCGTATTCGATTCAGGACTGGCCCATCATGCTCATGGATATGCCGGGCGATCCGCTCGCAACCTCCATCTACGACGCCGCGGTCGCCGCCCATGCCGGCCATGATTATCTCTATCTTCTCGAAGAGCGCCCCCTCGAAGGCGAGCCGTACAACACCCGCCGCATCACCAAACGCTATTGGGATGACGATGACCCGGTGCATCGCGCCGGCGACTTCATCGCCCACAGCGATCCCGGCGGCGCGCCCACCCATGCTTACAGCCACCTGTCCGCTGATGCCGCCGGTGCCTACCTCTACAACATCGCGGTCCAGGCCGGCGCGTCCCCAGGATACCAGGGCGTCCGCGACACCATCGTCCTGTGGCAGAAGCGTTCCCCCAACGACCTCTCGATTGTGAGCTCGTGGGATGTCTCCACCATTCTCAACGATTTCGCCTTCGCCGCCGCCCCATGCCAGCGCTATCCCGCGACTGGCGAGCGCATGGATGAAATCTTCGGCGCGCGCCCCGCCCCCGCCGCCGGCCATGCTTACCTCATGCGCCGCTACTGGATCTGGCCCAGCATGGATCCCGATTATTGCTTGGTTTCGCAGCGGGCCGTCTTTGGCTGGGACATCATTGACTTCAACCTCGCCGCCGGCACATACTCGATTAAGGTTGACATGCCGCCGCCCGCCGGCGGCCACAGCGCCATCAAGCAGACCGTCGCTGTCCCAGGTCTCCACATGGCCGTCGCCGATGATGGCGACTCGATTTGGTTCTGCCAGAAACACGCCGGCCCCGCAGCCTCTAACTACCCGACGCGCACGGGAATCTGGCGCAGCGCAGATGGCGGAGCGAACTTCACCGGCCCCCAACTCGCCGGCGCGGGCAATCACCTCAATCCCTATGACGCCGCCGCGGTTGATAATCAGCCGCTCCTGCTTTGGGTTGTCCCGTATTATAATGGTCCGCCGGTTGATCCAGATAAGACGGGCTTTCATATCCACGCGCTCAATCTGCGCAATACCGCCGATCCCCTGCCTTTCTATTGGGGGCGCCATCCCGCCCCTATGTCGGGAGGAATACCGCCCGGCCACGAACTTTGCGAGTTCGGCGTGGACTCCGACATGTGGCGCTACGTGCATCCCGCGCCCACTTTCTGCCGCTTCACCTACCATGCGGATCCCGCGCTCCAGCGCCTGATGCTCCCCGGCGGCACCAAATGGACTGATTCGTCCCCCCATCATAGCCCGTGGTATTGGTCCGCACCGGCGACGCCTTTTACCGGCGATTATGCTGCCCTCTGGCTCTTCGCCCCTCGCATCGCCGCTCCCGCGGACCTCAACCTCGTCCAGGACATCGCCGATCTCATCCACATCCACGTCGTCGGCGATGATGGCCTCCGCCAGTACCGCGCGCCGATCGCCGACGTTGCCGCCGCCGAGCCCACCGTCATCGGCGATTACGGCGTCGCCGGTTGCGTCCGGCAGCCGGACGGTTTGCTGCGGTTGCTGGTCTCGACTGAGACCGGAATCAGCGGGCTTACCTCCGACGACGACGGCGCCACCTGGTCCGAGCCCACCGATATTCCCGCCCTCGCCGGCTGCTCCCGCCCGTCGCTTCATCCTCTCGCCGCCGGCGCCGCCCCCCAATCCCCCGGCGGCGGCGGTCGCAAGCCGATGACCTATCTCCTCTCGGCCTGGACCGATGATGATATTCGCATTTATCGCGCCCAGGATGCCCAGGCGTGGGCGCAGATTTCCGTCCTCGCCGCGGGTGTCCCCGAACAGAAGACGGACCTGATCGTCAACCCCGATGGCCGTCTCCGCGCCTATTACTACAGCATCCAGGGCGACATCTACAGCCGCGCATCGGCCACCGAGGGTCACGGATGGTTTGCCGTGCCCCTTGCGCTCTCCGGTTGCACCCATCCTGCCGCCCTCATCCTCCCGCACGGCGAGGTTCTGCTCGCCGCCTGGCAGGGCGATCAGCTCGTGATCGCCCGCAGCCATGATGGAAAAGCCTTCGGCGCCCCGCTCAACGTCCGCGACGCCGGCGGCGCCGCCGTCCCCGAGCACGGCTCGCCCCACAAAACCGCCCTCGCCCGCGCCCTCGATGGCATGATCTATCTCTGGTTCTTCGACTCCGACGAATTGAAAGTGACGACCTCCGATGACTCCGGCCACACCTGGCAATAAAGGAATCAACCACAGAGCACACCGAGAACATGGAGAGGAGCAATTCTTCTCTGTGGCCTCTGTGATCTCCGTGGTTCAATAAACCCATGCTCGTTGAGCTCCAGCTTGATACTGACCGCTTCTCCCCCAAGGACAAGGGCTTTGTCCTCGACCTCACCGGCGACGAAGCGTGGGATCTGGTCGAGAACGATCAAAACTGCGTCCTCGAACCCAATTCCCGTTACGTCATCCTCGACCCCATTCGGGATTTCCTGTGCGAGGAAAAGACGGATTTCACGCTCTCCGATGCCGCCAACTGGGAAGAGTTGGCCGATGTGACCTGGTTCACTGGCCGGGCGCTGCATCATCGCTCCATCGTGAACACCACCGCCACCTATACCGCCGCTCTGGAGAAGAACCAGGCGACCATCATCGGCCTCGCCCTCGCCCGGCCGATTGACGACGCCCCGATCGTCCTCAAGTGGGGCATCGTATCCGGCGTCGCCCAAATCACCCTAACCCTTGAGGTCGGCAAGCGCCCCAAGGTCGAGATTCTCGACATCTCCCAATCCGTGCCCTACCCCACCATGACCTTCGAGCTTCCCGACGTGCTCGACGCCAAAACCCTTTTCGCGCAGCCTATCCGCATCGTCTGCCTGCCCCTGCGCCAGCGCCTCCTCATCTACTCCGATCTCTGGGGCGATTGGTGGATGTCCCCCGCCTGGGAGACCAAACCCTCGTGGTCATATCCGCCGCCCCCGGATCCCCCGGCCACCCATTATTACTGCCTCCGCGCCGGCCAGTTCAGCGTCAATTTCCAGGGCATCGGCTATCTCAGCTTCCGCCCCATGAGCTACCAGGCGACCGGCCAGTTCGACATCCCGTTCGAGCTTCCATATACCCCGACCGAGCTGCCCACGAGCGCGATTGACTGGGAGGTCTTCTCCGGCTGCGGCGCCATGCTCGCGCTCTACCGCCCCAATGGCGATCCTTATGAGCTTGGCGACACCGAGGGCTATGCTCGCGTCTCGCTCACCGGCCCCGCCACCCGCACCCCGATCGTCAACAAAATCAAGGTCATCTGGCCGCCGACCGCCGAGTTCGTCGAGGGCAATCCCGTCGCCCCCGATCTTATAGAGGCCGAGGAGATTCTTTCCGCCGATCCCGGCGCCGACTCCTGGCGCTTCGTCATCCGCCCCGGCCCCGGCGAGGCTGAGCTTTGGCATCGCCCCAATCTCCCCTTCCTCGTCACCGTTGATGGCGATACCCCGCGCATGGTCGGCTCCTGCGACACTCCGACCCGCCGCGAATCCGCCGCCGATGGCGCCAATCAAACCTATGAGATCAAGCTCCGTTCCGGCCTCAAGCGCCTGGAGCACGCGTTGCTGGTGCGCGCCGCCCCGAATGCCGGCAACGATGGCATGGCCTTCGACGGCATGCCGCTCGATGATGTGATCACCTGGCTGCTCCAGCTCGCCGGCGCCGATGATTCCGAAATCCACGTCTCGGCCAACGCCACCGGCCTCCCCCAAGCGGAAGATGGTAAACCGCCGCTCTACAAGTTCGACGGCGGGGTTTCGGTCAAGCGCGCCATCGAGCAGCTCCGCGACGAATGGGCGACGGATTGGCTGTTCGGGCACCTGCCCGACGGCTTCCATTTCGCCGCCCCGCCCGATCCCGGCACCCCGTCATTCACCTTCCTGCGCGGCGAGGACCCCGGCGGCGATCCCGACCAGTATGTCGGCGAGCTTGAGATTTGGAGCGATGATTCCGAGTTTATCAATTACCTCGTGGTGTGGGGCCAGGATGATGAGGGCAATCCCATCCGCAGCGACGAGATCAAGGATCAGCCAAGCGTGGATGACCCCGAGGCTGATGATTACGTCGGCGACTGGCGCGAGTGCATTGTCATCAACTCCTCGATCAATACCGTCGCCAAAGCCAACATCGTGGCTAACAAAATCTGGTCAGTGGGGAATCACCTCCCGCGATTCGTCCGCTTCCAGGCCCACTTTCAGAAAACCCTGCGCCCCTGGTCCGTGGTGGAGGTCGAATACAGCGCCGGCGAAACGCCGACTTATCTCACCGTCCGCCTGCTCGAAATGCGTACCCGGTTTTTGCCCAATCTGGCGTTGACCGATTACTCCGGGGAGATCCTCTCGTGATCCGAATCTGCGAAATCTGTGCAATCTGTGGATTGCATCCCTCGGGGTGCCCCCATGCCTCGCGGTAATCGCATCTGGCGCGATCTCGTTCGCGGCCGCACTCCCGGTCAGCCGCTGGAAATGGATGTGCGTCTCACCACGCATCAGCGCCGCAATAACGAGGCCCTGCGTTCCCGCGCGATCGCGCCCCTCGGCCCGCCCCAGCATCTCTCCGAGATCGAAGGGCCACCGGGCGACACCGGCGCCGCCGGTCCAGGATATGCAGCCACTTCCGAGACCGAATTGACGATCGCCACCGGCACCCAAACCCTCACCACGCAGGCCGACTTGGCCTATTCGGCCGGCTGCCGTGCGCGCATCAGCTATGATGGTGACAATTGGATGGAAGGCGAAGTCACCTCATATTCCGGGGCGATCCTCATCGTTGCGGTTGATCTGACCGCCGGCTCGGGCACCTATCAGGAGTGGAACATAAATCTCGCCGGCGAGCCGGGCGAAGCTGGCGGCCCGGTCAGCACCTTCCTGGATCTCTCGGATACTCCCGCCTCCTATGCTGGCCAGGCAGGCAAGCGCCCCATCGTCACCGAGGCCGAAGATGGTTTGGAGTTCTCCAGCGTCGGCTCCGGCGATGTGGCTGTCGGCGCCACCGCCATCCTCGACGGCGGCAATCTCCTCCCGGATGGCTGCTTCGAATGGGATACCGTCGCCCCCGGCTATCCCGATCGTTGGACCATCGTCGGCTCTACCTGCTCCGTCCACATCCTCAGCGGCGATTCCGTCGCCGGCGCCCGCTGCATCGAGTTTTACGACCGCACCGAAGCCGGCATGACCCGCATCGTCGCCGATCCTGCCAATGTGCCCGACCATCCCGGCACCCTCCCCGTAGATGCCAACCGCGCCTATCTGCTGTCATTCTGCGCCCGCCGCGTGGGCGCCAATGACGGGAACCGCGTCGTGCTTCACCTCGGCTGCTATGACCGGGATTTCACCGAGCTCACCACCATTGACCTTGATGTCAATCCCCCGGCCGCTGCCTGGGAGTCCCATTCCCTGCGCATCGGCCCCGACGAGGATGCCGAGTGGCCCGCCGGCGCCGCCTATGTCCGCGCCTCCATCCGCGACCTCTCCACCGGCAACAATGCGGTCAACCGCGTGGACGCCGCCCGCCTCATCCTCATGCCCGAACACGACGAGATCGCCGCCGTCACCGCCGACCAGCACCATGCCGAAGATCACGCCCTTGACGGCGCAGATCACACCCTCGCTGGCTCGACCGCGCGTTATATTCACAAAGCCACTTCCCCCACGGCCCATGCCCTTGTCGCCCCCGACATTCGGGCCAGCGAACTCGCCATAGGCACCCAGATTCGCAGCGGATATGGCGGTCTGGGGCTGGGCCTAATCAATGATCTGGCGTTTCAGGTTGACCAGGATGGCGATGGGGTTCCCGACTGGTGGGATTTCGTGCCTGGCGCGGTCGGCACGATGACCCTCACGACTGCGGAATCCTACTGGGGCGCCCAGTGCCTACAGATTTCCCGCAGCGCAGGCGGCAACGTTGACGCCTATCCGTTGTTTCTGATTCTGTCTGGCGGCGGGGACAAGAACCGGCTCATGCCAGTAAACAGGGCTCAGAATCTATGGTTTACGTTGGTAGCCAAGCGCACCAACGGCGTCCTTGCGGGGAACTCGATTGAGGTCGCGCTGGTGGAATACGCCGCCGATGGCACGACCGTTTTGGCGACGACCTCTGTAATCACCCGTGAACCGACGACGAGTTTTGTCCCCTACTTCGGCGTTTTCCTTTCGTCTTCATTCAACGCAAGCACCCGATACATCGCCATACGGCTCCGCGACGCAAGCACCGGCGCAACTGCCGTCAACCGGATTGGCGCTATCTCGGCGATAGGCAGTATTGCGGTCATGGCGGTCGGCCTGGGTCAGATTAGCGAGGGGGAGATTGTCCTTGGCGTCACGTCGGCTTTTGGCCCGGTGATGGATTACCTAACTCCGGGCGCCGAGGACTCTGCGTTTCGCATACTTTCCGGCATCCCCGCCTGGCGGCAGCGCATCCGGCTCATAGACGAGCCGTGGGATGACATCACGACGTGGACAACCGTAGGCACCGGCACCGTCGAGGAAAGCCCGGACGGGCAACTCCACTTGCTCGCAAGTCATGGCGTGGGCACCGACATCAACGCGGGAAAATATCGCCTCGCGGTCGCGCCCGGCCTCAAGGAAGTGACAGCGGAGATTCTGGTCAAGTTCGACCAGCTCGCGGGCGGATTTGACGGGACGGACGGCACGACGCGCGAGTGTTTCGAGTTCACATTTTACAATGGGGCTAATCTGCTCCAAATCCTCTTCAGCACCGACAGCGTTTGGTTTAATACCGCGAGCGGGGTATGGACAAAACAGTTTGACACGACTTTCGACAACACCTCCTGGTATCGCTTCCGAATCGTGTGCGGAGATACCTACGCATATCTCTTCGTCTCCGATGATGGAGCTGCATGGTCATATCTTGGAGCCTGCCAGAATGCTATCGCGGACGCGACGTTCAGCGGCTTGGTGAGGTTGCGGGTGGTCAACTTCCGCAACGCGGGCGCGGCGACGACGGAAGTGCACGTGGACAATTTCACGTTGACGCCGGGGGCCGACTGGCCGCTGATTGCGGGATGA